ACTCATGCAGTCGAGCGTGAATGGCGGAGAACACCGCAGCACCCTGTTCAATCAGCGCTTGAGTCGTGCCCACAGGGGCTTGAGAATTGACGTCAGCGACCTTTTCTTCGCTGGTGGTCACTACACCCTTAGCGGCTTGATCAAGCCATCCAAGAAGCTTAAATAAAACTTCTGATGGCGGATTAAACGGCATGGGCATCGCCACTTGACGAATGTCATTAACACCGGGTGCGCCCTCAATCTCAATCACTTGAGTTACGTCAGGTTGTGCAGATTGACCACTGATCTTTGCGCCCTTCATCTTCAGCATGGTGGCACTATTGTTGATGTGAGCCGTATCCAACAAAGCGCGTAAGGCGCCAGTAAGGGCAGCGCTCAAGCCACCAATCAACTGAGGTAAACCAATCGCATAAGCACCTCGCCACGGGATGAACTTAAACTCAACAATCCAATCCAGCTTGGTCATTGTTTCGTCTGTTTCCTCCCAGTTGCGGTACAGACCCACGACTTGATTGCTCAACTCGTCAATCATCAAAATGTACGGAGCCATCTCACCTTTGGAATACTTGTCGTCTTCAAGTTCCATGTAGGTGTAGATGTGGTAGACCTTGCGCAGACCGTCATCATTGTCCTCATACTTCTTGCCCTCGATCTTGTCGTTGGCTTTCTGAGGCTTGGTGGGGTCAATCTCCATCGTGGCGCGGGTGATGCTCACGTCACGGTACATACCAGACGCCACACGGCGGTTGAACTCCCAATGGGTGATCTCGTGCATTTCAGCCGCACGTTCTGCCGTGTAGAAGTTAGTCGCCGCAAACGGCAAAATCACTCGGTCAATCGGCAAGAACTCCACACATGGGCGTTTCTTCTTCTCGTCGTACCACAGCTTGAAGTACTGTGAGCCGCCCAAAGGCAGTTGGGTCAGCAATTGTTCTTGCTCGTCACGGAACTCTTCAATCTGTTCGGTGATCTGCCAGTTCAGGAAGTCACGCTTGCGCTCGGCGACCTCAAGTTTTTGGTCGTCAACCGTGCCAATGATCTTCGTGCGTACAGGGCCGTCCGGCGGGAACATCTCTTTGATCGCCCGTGCAGCGAAGTCGACGCAACCCTCAGCCATGGCAGGATGGACGACCTTAGAGGCTCCCATAAAGGTTGCACCTCCGGGGGCATCATTGCCCATACCAGTCCGACGAATACCCTCTTCATACTGCTTATCTCTTAATTCTCGTGCGTTCTTGTCGTTCTCAAGCAGGTCAATGTACCGAGCAGACAGCGGCTGCAAATCCCAGTCGCTCATGCTTTCTGCCATGTTGGAGTAGAAGTCAGGGTTAACCTCTGGGCCGTCCTCCGGCAGCGTCACTATCGCAGAGCCATCAGGCAGTTCTTCCGTGTCAATGTCCTCTTCAGGAATGTCTACTTCAGCACTGCCGTCTTCGTTCAGTTCTGGGTCGATGTTGTCTTGCTCTTCCATCACTTGGCCTTCTTAAAGTGTTTAACGCTCATCAGTTCGTACTGCATGGCGTCAAGGTTGGGCGAAATTGTAACTTTTTCTTTGGTGATGCCACGCCCAACGGGCTTGATTGTCCCACCTTTTTTGGCCTGCTGGGGTTCGTTCTTTTTCTTATCGTGCTCAATCCATTGCTTCATCACATTGGTGGCATACGCTTTGGTTGGGTACACGTCATGGATGTAATCGCCTTCATGAACACTCCAGCCAACACGTTTTCCCTCGTCGTCATGGTAGGGTTTCACTTCATACTTGGACGGCACACTACCGCCTCTGGCCATTGCTGCTGGTTGTTGCGGCTGCATAGCACCCAACGCACGGCCTTGAGGCGTCATCTGGAGGATGTTGCTGGGCTGTGGAGCGCCTTGAGGGCCACCTTGAGGGGCTGGGCCACCTTGTGGTGGTTGGCCGCCTTGCTGGGGCTGCTGTTGGCCTTGCTGGGGCTGTTGTCCGGGAGGCTGTGTGGGCCACAGTTGTTGTCCGGGCACGGCAGGTTGCATATCAATACCACCAACTGGCAGTTGGCCGGGGTGTTGGCCATGAGGCAGGATAAAGTCTTTGGTCGGCAGGTTGGGGGCTTCCTCGGCGCCAACATTGGTGATGTTTGAGAGGCTTGTCGGTTGCTTCATCATCAACTCTGCTTGCATTTGACTTAATGATGGCATAGAGCCTCCTGTTGCTTTGTGAACGATGCCGCCGCGGGCTTTTTGTTGAACTGGCGGTTCATAACCGTGATGAGCCATTCCTTTTTCAGCTTCGTTGAGCCAATAATTAAGGCTTGGGTAGTAGTCATTCAAACTGCTGATATTTTCTTCTGGGTTTTTAATAACATTCAGTAGTTCTGGAGCCGAGTAGGATGACTTTGGATGTAGTGGTTGACCATAAATTTTTTCTAATTTGTGTTGATCCTCATAATCCAAATTAAGCAAATCTTTGTCTCTTTTTGCTTTGGCAGCGTGTTGTTCTTGATAAACTGGATGGTTTTGCAAGAAGTCAATTGCTTTTTTGATGCGTGGCTCGTAATGTTTTTTTGCTTCGCTTTGCTCCAAATACTTGTTGTTGCCAATAGGAACCATGTCGGCGTGATGCAAGTCTTCAACATTTGTCCAATTACCCGACTTCACAAAATCTTGCGCGTAAGGAATGTACTTAGCCACTGGCTTGGCGTTTCCCTTGCCCTTAATTTGCTCAATGCGCTCGGGGGGATTCTTCATTATTCTTACCGCCTCATCGTCAGGCAAGTCAGCAGCTTGTCTGCCTAGTTCAGCGCCACGCACTTTGTTTACTTCAATAGTTACATGCGGCTCATTCTTTTTGTCACGCAGACTAAAGATACGAGTATTGCCACTTGCAACATCTGGGCAGTACCCACCAACGCAGTGGCCCATTGTGTCGCCTTCATACTTCAGCGCTTCTTCCAGCTTGCTGTAGTTGGGATGTTGGACATGGTTAACGCCTTGCGGATCGGTGTATGTGCCGGACGGATGTTGGCTCCAGCCTTCGGGCAGGTTCTTGTCCAAAGCCAATTCCAGCCATCTAAAGCCGTTGCCGTAGTCCTTATGGACTGGCATGCCTTCAGTTGCTTTGAGCGCAGTCTCAGCCATTTTGCGTTTGCGCTCTTCGTTGTACTCATGCGCACGACGGACAGCCTGCTCCATGCTGACCTTGCTTAATTGTTCTGGGCGCATACGACCTTCAGCTAAGTCTTGCTTGAGGATGTCCACCAAATGATCGAAACCAAGATAGTGGGCGTGCATGCTATCTGTCGGTTCAAAAACTTTGGTTGATGGATCAACATTGGCCATCCATGGCTCACGTCTTGATTTTTCTAAATGGGAAACATAATTGGGATTCATTGCAACATCAGTTGCGTCTTCCCATGCCTGTGCATGTTCAGACTTGCCAAGTTTTGGGGCATCCCAACTTGTGCGATGTCTATCTGCTTTGTGGCGATTTATTCCAATTTGATTTGGGTCAACATGCAAAATACCTTGTTCGGCCAATTTACGCACCGGGTCATCATGCGTTGCCATCTGCTTTCGAATGTAGTTGCCAAGGTTGCCTTGAATCCATTGGTTCATTGCAGCTTTGTTGACATCAGGGTTCTTAAGCTTTTCTTGTAGATGCGTGATTACTCTTGAAGCGCCGCCCGTATAACCGGGTTGACTGGCCGCTTGTTCCAATTCAGCAATTCGTTTCTGAGTTGCTTTGTCTAACTCTGGGCCATGTGGGTATGATATGTTGCCAACAATCTCTTTGGACAACATCGGGTCAATGACTTGTTCAACACCCTTCATCCAATTCTTTGGCCCTTGACCACCGATGGCCAAGTGAACGGGCTTCTTCATGGCCAGAGCGGCTTGCATCTCGTCAATGGTTGGTTCTTTCACATCGCCTCCATCCGCAAAACCGCGGGTCTTGCGCAGCATGTCGTAATACTTGGCCATTTCTTGTAGGTGCTGTTCATCCACAATCTGGTGCGGGTAAACCTTTTGGATCGTGCCGGTAAAGTCTGCGGGCCGATAGTGCTGTCGAATGTATTGAGTTGCATCAGGGAATGCCACTTCAACTGGAGCCAACTCAGGAGCGGCGCCCAAAGCACGGCCTTGAATGCCATGGCTGTATGTCTCATGCTCTGCGCCGGGGATCAATGACTTACCGGGCATCATCTGGCCAACTGAGTGGCCGGTCATGCTTACCTCAAGATTGCGTAATGCTGGCTCAGTCACAGCCCATTCTGTATCCAAACCACTGGGCAAACCCAACGGCTTGGTCAAATTGCTGGTCTTCATTCGGCTGTTGAACCACTTGCGCAGTTCGGGGTTATTCTTCATCTGCTCCAAAGCCTCTGGGCCAAATGGCACACCAGCAAACTCAGGGAAAGTTATATGCTCTTTTTCGCCAGTCTTTTGGTTCTTACGCAAGAAACCGCCAGCAATTGCCTTGTTGAGCATTTCTAGGCTTTGCTGTGATGGTGAAGAATTCAAAATTGCTTTTATGTTGGCATCTGCCAAATGTTGGGCAAAGTTGTTTGCCACACGGCCCATGGCCAAGTGATGGGCAATCACTCGAGGATCTTGACCCGTCATGCGGGCTAACTCATCCACTTTGTTCTGGAAGTTCTGCGCTGGCACTTGACCAGATGCCCAGAAGAATGGTTCGTCCTTATGCAAATGACCATGGCCATACCGTGGGCCGCCTTGTTGCTCTGAACCAATGGGCAAGCCATTGATGTGCTCCAAGATTTGGTTGGAGATGGTTGTGTCGCCGGGCAGACCGATATTGATGTCGCCCTTCTTCATCTCATAGCCAGCACCGGGTGTAACAGTGCCGGTAGGGGTCAAGCCATACTGAAGTCCTTGCACACGCTTGGCTTCAGCCATTGAACGGCCAGCAAGGTTTTTGGTATCACCCGGCTTACCAGAAGTAACGTGCTCACCCGTTTGTTGACGTGCAATACGATCAACAATCTCTTGCATCTGCTGAGTGGTAAGCGCTTGGGCGCGGGGCAATTGGAGAGGAAGGGCTTTTTCTTTGCCGCCTTTTTTGAAGTGTTCCACATTGCCTCCATCGGCTTTATGTATCAAGCCGCCACGAGCAGCCAATAAATCGGATTCTTTGGTTCGAGTTGGATCAAATGCGGCAAACTTGCCTCTGATTTGACTAGGATGAAACACAATACCAACGTCAACCATCTTTGGTTGGCCCATAGAGCCACCCGGATCAAATGTGTTTTTTAGTATCAATGCGTCATGCCCGCCACGCATTGCTTTGTCCATCAGGTCTGAATACGTTTCATCCCGATATGTGTTGCCTTGAAAGTCGTGATACATCGGGTTTTTATACCGCAACGCCACCGGCATGACGTTCGCACCAGATTCAACTTCAGAGGCCTTGCGCTCTGCCTGAACCGCCTGATACTTTTTAATTGCATCAATGGCTTGCTTGGCATGCTTTTCACCAGTTACGGAATTGATTTGATTGATTAAATTCTCAAAATGCGGTTTTTCATAACTGGTATACCAACCGTATGGCATCAATTCCTTATGCAGCTTGTCGTGTGCTTCATAATCTGCTTGTGACATGTTCTTAAACTTGTCTGCATTTTGAGCGCCATACCAAGCGTTATTGATCTTCTCCAGCATCTCGTCTCTGGCATCACCGTGCTTGGCTACCAATCCTTGCCGATAGTTCATTTCATTGGTGACGGCATCTTCAGCCTTCATCATAAACTTTTCGTAAGCATCCCAATTGCCAACCTTCTCAGCAGCATGGGCCATACGCATGGCCTCTTTGTATTCCCTTGATCCGCCTGTGCCTGCATAGCTGCTTGCGGTATGAGCACCATGGCCTTGCATGGTAGGGTTTGGCGGTATAGGTTTGCCAAGCTTTTGAAGCAGTGCCACGCTTTCTGGATCATGGGCAAGCATGTGCGCAGGAGGTGTGCTGGGATCACGCGCAAAGAAGTACCCTTTTTTGGCGCTGGCCGCACCAGTAGCCTCGCCTCGAGTAGCTGGGTCAAACTGCCCAATGTCACCGACTGTTCCGTGATACCAGCCGTGTTCCCAGCCTTGCTGAAGTGACCGCGTCAATGGGTCATGATGCTGACCAACCCGCTCTGCGGCTTCTCGTGCCATCTGTAAATTGAGCGCAGGGTTGATTGAGTCATCTTTGGCCATGGGCACCTCGGGGAGTTTTCGGCATTATGCCAAGCCATGATGACTGTGGCAAACACAATGCTCGAGTCCAGTTTAACTGGGGCTGTGGATAACTTTGCAGTCCAGTTAAACTGGATCACGATGCGTAAGGATTCCCTTTGTGCCGCATGTTGTACAACTCTGCGTCCTCGATGTCATCGCTGTCTACGCTGTCGTCCCGCGGGAAGTCGATGGTAATCCAGCCGCCGTCACGCAGGTAGCGCAGGCCTTGTGAGATGCAGTCCACGAACTCGTCGTGTTCCGTCCCTTCGGGGAATGAACAGATCTGGCTCACCATGCCCTCAGCCCATGCGCGGACGTAGCCCTTACGCTGGTCAGACTCAGGCACCCACACACGGCCAGCCTTGATGATGTTGGCCACGATGCTTAGGCGCTGAATCTTGTCGGCGCGGCCGGGGTTATATGCGTGGACGGGTAGACCAGCCTGTTGCAAGTCTTGTATCAATGAGATGCCAGCCGACTTGTCCTCCACCAATAAGAGGTCGACACGCTTCTTTTCCTTGCCCTCGCCGTAGACGACTTCAAACTCGTCGATTACTTTGGGGCGCAGTTGGGGGTAGGTGAGGTGGTCTTGCCAGCAGTCGATGACCATGACACACATCCCACCGTCGAGGGGCTTGAATACGCCCAGAGTAATGCAGCCAGTTGGATCGTTGTGGGTCTTGTCGCTAGTGGCACAGTCGTAAGACTGGATGATGTACTCGAACTTGGGGAAGGGCTTGTGTCCCGGCCAGAGGCGGAACCAGTCGCGCTTAACAATGCCCCCTTCTTCGGGGTCGATGATTTCTGCATGGATTTCCTGCCTTCCTAAGTTCGTGCCCTCGTACTGGAGAATCTGCTTCTGGAACGATGGCGCTAAGTTCTTGATGTTTGAATACGTCGAGGCGCGTGTGATCACCACATCATCCCCCTCGCGGCCAACCAGATCCATGATCAATGGCTTGGGCTTGGGCGTGGTGGTGACGATCACCTTCGTGCGCTTACCCAGCCGCACCGAGAACATGATCATGTCCCACGACTCTTGCAGGTAATCCCATGCGGCCAACTCGTCGCACCATGCGCCGTGCCACTGAGCACCACGGAAGCGGTCAGGCTCGCTCGCTGAGATGCCTTTGATCAATGAGCCATTCTTGAGATACAACTCATGCAGGCTCTTGTTGTAGCCGTCCGGTTCAACCAGTTCTTTGGGGATCACGGACAACAGACCTGACTCACCCTCAAAGCATGTGCCGCGGACGTCAGAACTTGTGGGCGCCGCCACCAGCCAGCGGGTGTTGGGGTTTTCCCATGCCCATTGACCGATAGTCTCGGCAGCCGTGCGTGTCTTACCTGCTCCGCGGCCAGCCAGCATCATCCAGATCGACCAATGATCGCCAGTCGGCTCGATCTGGTAGTCCATGGCCTTGTTGTAGTGCCAATCCATCCACCAGAGCCAAGCAGCCCTATCCTCAGCCGACATCTCGAGGAACTGCTCCTGAGTCTTCGGGTTCTCAAGGATGTCTTCAATTTTCATTGGCGTCTAACTGCTTCTTGAGTTTCACTGCCTTCTTCAACTCGTTGAACAGGTTCAAGTGAGTCTCAATGATGATCGGTGTATTGCCATCGCCCATGTGCTCGTGGCGGGCCAGCTTGGGAACGTGGTACTCAATCACGCTCTGAAACATGTCAAACGCCTTCGCCGGGTTGGGGGGAACAATGAACTCCCCCTTATCGTTGAGCACACCCCGAGCGACTTGGTCGAGCCATTCAGAGAGCCTGTGAGCGTTTCCGTCAACAAATGAGGCTATGGCCTGTCTTGCGTCAGAAGTCGCCTTGTTGGGCGTTCCACGCGCCCTGCCGCCTAATCTAACACCCATGATTACATCTCCTTCGCTAACTTCGGCTACTTTAGCCGTGTGACTGAATTTGCCCTTAGTTTAACTCGATGTTTATTTTTCTTGCAAATCAACGCATTTTGAGGGTGTTTATTTGATCCACGATCCATTGGGCATCATTACGCATTGCTTCAAATAGATGCCAGTCTTCTTTGTCTATCTTTCCTCCTGCGTTGTACATGTCATAGGCGTTCTCGTATACGCTACGCAGTCTTACGTTTATGCGCAGGCATACTTCCATGGGCAGGTGTACATCCCATAGCTTGGTGATTGCGTCCATTGCTTCTGTGAAGCTGTCGTCGCATCCAGTTGATGTGTAGATGCCGAAGACGTATTCGCCTTGATCGTTTACTTTTTCTTCGGTCGGGATTTCGTCGATTTCGAATTCAATTGCTTTGCTCATTTCTCACTCCTTTTGGTTGCGTTTTTGGATTCTTCTCTATGCTTGTTCAGTATCTCTTGTACTTTGTCCTCTACGGGGAAGACGTATTCGTGTAGGAACTGGGTGCTGAGTATTCTGTACATTGCCATGGAGCCAGCCCAGTTTCCTTGTTCGTCCTTCATGTTGTTGGCGGCGATTAGAAGTTGTTCTATGGAGTCTGGGTGAAACTTCATGTGTTCTTCTCCTCTTTGGAAAACGTGTCGATGCAAAGGCAGCCGCGCTCCATGCAAGCGGGATCAAGATCAGGGATGTGCTTGTTGATAGCCTCGGCAATCTTTTGGCGCAGCAAGCTTGGGCTTGCGTGAAACAACACCGCAATATCCATCAGATCCTCAACGAGTGGTTTGGATTGTTCGTATCTCATGTGTTCTTACTCCTTAACTTGGCTTCAATGGTTTTGGCAAAGTGAATGTCCGTGTGCTGATGAGAAGCCGCACACTCAGCCACAATCAAAACAATCTCCTCATCCGTAAGCCCTACCCATTGCCGCTGTGTGTTCTTATAAACCTGCGAATAAACCCTATTTCCCGTTGTCACAAATTCGTGACAAGGGGCGCACAATTCGCCAATAAACAGGCCTTCATGCGTCTGGTTTATGCAATCTTTAACAATGCACTTCATGTTTTACTTTCTTTGTCGATGATGCGCAGGCCGTTTGCTGCTGCCAGCATGGTGCGTTGAACAGTTTGAGACTCGACGCGCTTTGCCTGCGCCTCAAGATCAAGTGCAAGACCTATGCAGTCCACAGTCCCTACCCATGTGCGCTGTGGTGACAACATTTTTTGAACATCCCCACACATTACTTTGATTGCGTTGTAGCCTTCAGGATTATTGCTGTCTGCAAGTTCATAAGCCTCTTGCATAATCCTGATTCTGATGGGTTCAAAGTCTTTGTTGCTCATCCACCCCACAGGCTCCTGCACAGGTGCTGCAAGGGCTTGCTTAATGGCGGTGATGGCGTTTTCCTGCCGCTTTCTTTGACCTTGAAGGGCAGGCGCATAGTCAGAATCGTCTGGGGCAAGTTCTTT